AGATCAAGCGGTACGGCTCGTGCCCTAACACGCGGTATGCCAACGTTAGGGTTAATTCCATTCCTTCCTAATGGTGTAAATTGGGGTAAGATATTGTCTGCAAGACCTTCGATAGAGATACCCCTATTTGGGAAATATAAATCTAAGTTGTTACGTGTAAATTCATCTGTTGATCTACCACGACGCCCACCAGTCATAAATGGTATGCTATACGCTTCATCCGTTAGAAGTGGATTTCTATTAAAATATAAATCTAAATTATTACGTGTGAATTCATCTGTTGATTGACCAACACCTAATGGTGTGCGGAAACTAAAAGCACTAGCACCGCCGGGTGCAAAAGGTGGTATTCTATCTCTAACGTACTCTCTTCCATAAAACGGCTCAGCCGATCCTTGCTCTGCGGCTGCCGGACTAATATTTCTCATATCATTCGGCGTATTTAGTAATTGATTTAGATTTAGGCCACCAAATGCGCCAACATCACTTGACGCTGCAACGTCGTCCCTTCTTCGTCTATTTCTATCTCTAAAAGGCTCTTTAACTTTTTCACCAATTCGATTGGCATACGCTGCCGCTTTGTTTCTATTCTCATTCAAAATCTTGGCATAATCTGCTTTATCTTTTGGATCATCACTATCCCTTAAGTTCACGCCACCTCTGTATATTAAGCGACCAAATTTTGCCGATTCCTCAAGCTTTTTTAGCTTATCTCTCTCTTTTGATGTGCTCATATTGTTATCCTAATTAAAAATATCTCTTAATATTGGTATGCCTGCGGTTGTAAGTCCAAAGTCAGATAGTCCAGTTCCTAGTAGTCCTAATCCTAGTAAGCTACTACCAATGCCGCCGCCGGGCTCTTGTTGTGTAGTTGTTGTTCCAATGCCAACTTCGCCTGCACCAGCAGCTTGTAATAGAGCATTGAGTCTTTGTCTTTCTGCTTCGTTTTCCTCTGCAATACGTGCTTGCTCAGCGACAATATCTCTTGTGTCCATTGTCCTTTGTATATCGCCAGCAGTGCCAAGACCTTGTATTCTTTGTAGTTCTAAATTCTGTGCGGTTGGTACAGCTCCTATACCTTGAAGTTGTAATCCGCCAGCTAGACGTTCAGCGTCGATAATCTGTCCTGCAAGCTGTGCCCTTCTTTGTGCTTCAAAGTTTTCTTGCTCAGCAAGTAACGGTGCAGCTGCGGTTGTAATACCACGACCAAGTGCACTACCGAAAGCGTCGCTACCTAATCTACCGGCAGCAGAATATTGGGATGATATCGCATTTGTTTCATCAGCTATACGATCTCTAATTACTTGATCCAAAAACTCTGGATTTATTTGCCGATCAAACTCTTGCTGTAATAATGTAGGCTGTCCTATTTGACCCGATAACAGTCCACTTACAGCACCAGTGGCGTCTGCAATCAATCCAGTATCTCCACCAAATTGACTAAGCTGTTCTACTTGTTGTGTTTCAAAGGGATTTACTGGTGCAAATCTGTCGCCTTGAAAAACCTCTGGGTTGAAACTTCTTGCGGCGTCAAAGACTTCTTGTTGCACGTTTTGTAAATACTCCGGTATCTGAACACTTTGTGTTGTTGTCGATACTGATCTACCTTTACTCATTATCTAACCTCTTTTCGTATTGTATGTGTCTTGGTTTCCAGTCATACTTTTCTAAATATTTTGTCCACGCTGTACGGCCATATCCTTCGATATGTGTGCATTTATTTACTTTGCCTAAGTTCTCTAACACTGGCATAACAATCGGTAGCCAATCTTTCATACGCGATCCGGCTACAAAATCTATAGCAAGTGCTTTTGTCTTGGGATATTCAATTAACCTTGTTGTTAAGGTTGCGACTATCTCTAAATTTTCTTTTGTTTCTTCGACCACGATCCATAATATATACCCGCTTTCTTTTATTGCTTTGTATACATCATCAGTGCTAATACGATCCGGTGTAATACTTACCGCACGATTTATAATCGGCTCTGCATATTTCCATATCTCGTCCAGCTTCTCGGTCGGTACTGGTAAAAACTTCATCCTATTACGGTATAAATAAATGTCCTATCGGATTGTGAATTATTAGCATGTGTTATGGTAAATGAGCTATCAGCCCTCGCAGAAATAAACATGCCGCCCGCACCAACTTCTGCTGCCGCATTTGCAGTTGTTGGTGTAAAACTAATTACTGAATTTGTGCCGGCACGAACATCACTTACAGATGTTGTAGTAGTGCTGGCAGATAATGTAAAAGTGCCAGTTGCATTTGTCTTGCCGTCTAACATAAGATTAACGACACTTGCAACATCTCTAGGCGATCCGCCGGAAGCAGGTAGTTTCTTATAATTAAAATCTACCATTATCTTCTACCTAGCGCTTGACCTTCTACATCGACACCTAGCGCATATCTAAAATCGCCGGTTGTATCTAGCTTGACACGATGATATCGACCTTGCGCTCGTACATTACATACGTTGTCAGCATTGAGTGTACTTGCACTTGTAAATGACACATCATCAACTTGCTTTTGACGTGATCCAACACTAAGGCTTACAGTTGGTTGTACTGCTGGATTTTTAGATGTTATATATGGTGTTACATTATTTATTAGACTCGATCGTAACGGCGCAATCTCAAACTCTCGTGATGTAATACTTGCATTTAGCGTGCTACCAGTAAATGTTGCTATTTTCTTATCTTTAGAACACGCTAGTATAAAACTTTCTCCCTCATATATCGGACTATCAAGTGTAGTTTCTAAGGAGTCGATACTGCTACTAATATTATCTAAGCCTTCTAATGTCGTTCCTGGAACGAGTGTTTGACCTACAAACTCATGCGCCGTTTCAATCAAACTCCATTTCTGTACCGCATAATTATATGCAAGCATACGATCGGGATCACCGTTTGAAGAATTACTAGCATAAGACCACATAACAACTTGGTTTCTAGGATCGATTGCGCAACTCAGTCTATCAGTCAATGCTGGGTTAAGATCGTCTTGAAAAAACTGATCGACCTTCTCTGCGCCGATCGGTATCGAACGATTACCGTCAAACATAAAAAATCCGTCTGGTGAATAATAGAATATGGCGTATGTACCTAGAGCCGCTACACTATTCGCTAGTTCACATCCATGATTTGTTTCGATCTTCTCAACAGAGAATATGATAGGAGAGCCAACATACTCTAATCTTGCTATTGCTCTTTCCAGCAACACAATACCGTATTGTCCGCCAACGACTGCTGTTATGTGCCCGGCGTCTGGTATTGTTTGAATATCTGTTTGATTAGTGCCAATAGTCCAATCAGTAGGATCATTGAGGGCAGAAAAATAAATACGATCAGAGTGAGTATTGCCACTATACTTAACATTACCAGTGACAACAAAATCTCGTACAACTGCAATGTGCTTCGCCGCAGGCGCTCCACTAATAGGATCAAAATTGCTTGAAGATTCTGCATTGAATTCTTGTAAGGCTTGATTGTGTCCACTCGCCGCGATTATACTGTCCCCAAATTTTACAAACTTCCATATATCCCTCGTTCCCAATGAATAATTACCACTCGTTGAAACATTATCTAAATTTGAATTTCCAGCATTAAATTTATAAATCTTTGAGCTATCACCCGCAAAGATCGATACTGTTCTGTCTTGCTTTCGAGTTGAAAATATACCACGTATATAGTTATCAGCCGCGTTCGATAGTGCAGCTGGAGATTGCATAGGTTTATAACCTCTAATGCCCGGCAAAACATTCTTTGCTTCGAGCACTCCGCCGTTACCAAGATCACTCTGATCCGGTAGCCATTCGCCAAATTCTATCATTGTAGTGTACTCCATTCGGGACTATCTGACACGATCTCTGTCCACGTTTCGTTTCCAGCAGAAACTTCTGTCCACGTTTCTCCGCCTGCCGGTATGTTTGTCCAAGACTCGCCTAGTATCTCGCCTAATACATCAGCAGTGAGTGTAATCGTTTCACCTGCGGACATTTGTAAGATACGACCGAAACCGCTTGACGCTGCAAGAGAAATAGTTGAGTCAGCACTTGCTTCTAAAATAATATTGAAACTTGATGTTGCATTTATTGATATTGCAACACTTTCTGATACTGTTTTTATTAGACCTGCCGCACTACTTTCTGTAATAGCAATCGATACAGCGCCACTGGCAGATAGTATAAGCTGACTGGCACTTGATTCTGTTATTGATATTGTTACTGCTGAAGCTGCGCTAAGTATTAAACCTGCGGCAGCAGATGTTGTTACTGCCATTGTTACTGCCGCAGCCGCACTATGTAATGTTAGGTTGTCAAGCTCTTCTAAGGTAAAAGCGTCTAAGCTATCCATGTTACCAAAGGCGTCAAGTTCCTCCAGCGTTGCCATAATACTAAGCTGCTGTTATATCGAGTTCACCTGCGGCGATACGTAATATGTCGCCGGTGCTAACCGTTTTGGCAGCGCTAAATGCACCATGTATTAGTAAGTTTCCGCTTGTACTAGCGTCAAACAAGCCAAAATGCGATACACTGCCCCACGAACCGGTGGCCTGGTCAAAATCGACATTATTTGTGTTGTCTGATACACCACCACTTGCAGCGTCAAAAGCGATTGACTTCCTTGTATATCCGTTACCACTTAATTCTGTACCACTGTTATCATCGCCGAATGATCCGGTGCTGAGTCCGATAAATACTGTACTCGCAGGTGTGTATGCTGAATTTCTAAGAATATGATCTAAAATCTCGTTCTCTAAAAAATTACTCATAGCTGACATTGTTATAATCCTCCATAATTTGTTCTCATTTCAAGACCGCCGCCAAATCTTGCGCGGTGTGTATCTCTTACTATTTCATCCATAATTCTTGTAAATAATTGGTCATATTGCACTGCTCTGTTTTCATCGAGTAGAAATGTATATGCTGCTGTTAATGATCCATACAAGTAAGCGTCGGGGTGTCGACTTAATACAGTATTAGAAGTGTTAGTATCTGACAGCGCAGATAATCCTTCTCCATAAATTATTTCAATAGTTTCAACAGAGTCCGGTACTGGCCTAAGTTGTAACTCAGTTCCAATAACTGTATATGCTCTGGGCTGTCCAGTGCCTTCAGACGGATAATCTGTATATAGTTCTTTTGGTGTGTAATAATCTAATATCTTTACTTGTGCGGTATTTAATTTTACGGATCGTATTTCACGAAGATCAGTCGGTAATGATATAAAGCCGTCGCCTACAACAGTAGACGCTGTTGCCCTTCTTTCTTGAGAACGTGAGTCTAATTCACGTCCCATACGTGCTTCAGCCAATTCTATAAAATCTGGTATCTGTGATGTTAAATCATCTCTTGCTAGAAAGTTTGCAATCGATGTTTTAAGATCAGAATAGGTTGAAAGTGCCATTATATTAATCTTCCGTTACTTGTTCTAAACGCTTCGTTATCTTTATCTTGTAGCCACCTCATCCACGCCTTTGGATTATCTCGTGGGCTACCAAACTTCAATAGAAGTTCGTGATATAATACTGACGGTATCTCGCCGACTTTCTGCCAGTGCTTTTGAGTGTTGCCAATCAAATCGCCCGGTCTATGTAAATCTTTTTGTTTCTTTGCTAGATCCTTAACTGGATCAATCTTTTGTTGTGTACTTACGATATATTCTCCACCGGCGTCATCGTATTCCATAGTAGTTTTTTTGGAAACACCGTCGGTGTTCATTGTGATTTTTTTACTCATACCTACCTCAAAATGAGGGGGTTTTTACACCCCCTCGTGTCTTATAAATACTATGATGTATTTAGTCCAAAGATGAAAGCGTGTGCTTTCGGTGCTTCAACGATCAGACTCCATTCATAAAGAATTGCGAATTTGGTCGCGTCGCCGGTTGGCGCTACATCTGAAACACTGAAGTTACGTCCCGGTAAGCTACCGATTGCAACATAGTCTTTGTCTATGACATACATTTCAGAGTTTGGCGCTTGTCTGTCAACAACTGCTTCTACAGTACCGAAGTCTGAAAGGAACAGACTTACTGATCCAACGATCGCCGCTTCTTGCGGTGCTGTTGAAGTAATTTGGTTTGTTGCAACAGAGCCAGATGATAAACCAGAGAAAGCAACTTTGTTTGCAGGGCTCATCACTAACAATGACGGTGCACCACCGTCCTCGTATGCTTCTTTGATTGCCGCTTCAATTTGTGCAAGTGTAAGTGCTCTTGCTGTACCAGTTAGGTCAGCAGTGTCACTACCGTCGCCCGTCGCGTGTCCCATGTCTGATGGTTTGTCACCATTTGTAAGCCATGTTAGTAGTTTTGCTGTCTTTCGTGGATCGGAAGAAGATTTTGCTTCATTCTTGAATAAACTCTTTTCCACGTCCCTACGAATTTCCAGTCCTTTTAAAATTTTAACGTACGCTGTTTCCCTTGCTCTACCAGCAGTATCAACGGCGTCTAATGTGCCGGATACACTAGCTGCTTTTGCTGAGATTTGACAAATATTTGAAAATCTAGTCGGTGCGCTTGGATTTACATAACTGTAGTCTGCGCCCTCATTTACATGGTTGTCATCAGCTGCGGCAGCAAGTTCTTGGACGAGCCAGTCATGCTGTACGTTGTTGATTGTTTTTTTAGCTGCTGCTGTGAACAATGGAGTTTCTGACGGATCGATACGATATATCACATCCTCCAGACTTTCTCTTTCGCCCACACTAGCGGTAGTTGTATACGTAGCCATTATATCCTCCTATTGGTTACGAGTTAGCATATAAGCCAAAGCGTCCTCTTTACGCCCAGACTTGCTCAGTTTGTTCAAAGCAGTTTCCTGCTTTTTGTCTACGACACTCTGCTGTGATTTAGGTTGTTTTGCTTTCAACATTTTAGGCGCGCTCTTTACTTTTTTCCTTACAGCCGTTTTCTTCGTTTGTAAGTTGTCGTACATATACGCTCTCCTTAATAGATCAACAATCCTGGAATCTACTGTGTTTGCAATCTCTTGATCGCTAAAACCAAAAGTCTTTGCATAATTTACAATATCGCTCTTTTCTTTACTGGCTATAGCGGTATCTCTCCATTCGGGAATACGCTCAATCAGCTTTTGCTGTTCGCTTGCTATCTGCCTTTTTTGTAAATCCATTTGCTCTTGTTGTAATCGTTGCATGGCCACTTCACGATCTCTGATAGCGTCTTTCGCTTTCATGTATTCCATAGGATCAGTATCGTATAGTTCTTGCCACTGCTCTTTTGTTAGATTACCAGTATTGTTTTGCTCAATTTGTTGTTTCAAAATCTCTACGTTCTCAGCATAGTATTTTCGCTCTGCTTCTAAACTTGCTTGATCTGCTTGTACGGTCTTTCTTTGTTCAGCGACATCTCGCAATCGTTTTTGTGCAGTCTGCTCAAGTTGGTATGATTTGATTAAGTCCTCCGCAGATACTTCAATCTCCTCTCCGTCTACTTTCGCAATATAAATATCATCAGTGATTTCTTCATCATTCTGCTCACTTTCTGCTTCGTCTACAGCTTCATCAGATTGCTCGTCTGCGAGTTCTGCTTCTTCTGTTTCCTCCACTTCATCAGTCGATACTTCTTGTTGAGTATCATCAGACTTTTGAACATTCTCGTCTACCTTTGCAGGAACATCATTATCCAAAAGTAAATTGATAGCGCTATCAGTCGTTAAGATATTGCTATCTATGTTAGTTCCATTTTCGGGAATACTAGCCATTTTCTATCTCCATGCTTGTTGTTATTTTTTAAGCATGCTGTCAATTTGCTCTTTTGCAAAATTGCCGGAAGCAATAATACTGTCAATCTGTCCTTCGATTTCAGTTAGTGCTCTAAGCAAATAGAAAGCATGCTCACGCTTATCCACATCATCCAAATCAGCACTCGACCAATCTGTGATGTAAGAATTTCGTAATTGCTCAAAAATTTGTTTTAGTAGTGGATTGTTTCTTAATAATTCAGCTTGCGATCCACGACTTCTTTCTTCGTCTAACGACATGAGAATCCTTATGCTCTAGGTAGATTTGTACTTACTTCGCCACCTAGTTGTAATTTTTGACGTCTTAGATCAAGTTCTGCTTGGAGTTCAGCTTGTCTAAGTTCTAATGTTCTTTCAAACTTCTCACGCTCTAGTTGTATTTCTAGTAGCATTTTTTCTCTCTCTAATGCTATATCAGCTTGTATCTTTTCACGTTCTGCTGACACTGCCGCTTGTTGTGATTGTCCTTGTGCAGCCTGCGCTTCTCTTGACGCTAATATTTCATCAATCTGATTGGCATTATTGAAAAATTGTTCTGTATCTTTGAAGCCTGCCATTTCAATTATCTTCGATAATGTATTGACATATTGACTTGGTTTGACCACTGGATTATCCATACCAAGTGTTTGTATAAGTTGTTCTTGCTTGCCGGCTATTTGTAGAAGCATAGCCATTTTTTCTTCTTCACGTCCGTTGCCTAATCCAACTTCAACTTTAATATCGTACTCATTGTCCCAAGCCTGCGGATCGATTGATACATATTCGTTTCTAATTCTAATAGTTTGTGTCGCTGTCATGTGCTTTTGACATAAATGAAATACTGTCTTTGCCAAATCACGACATCCAGTTTCCGCGAACACCCGCGCTATCATTTCTACTTTTAACTGCGCACCTTGTATCGTTGAGTTGACCGCTGCCGCCGTTGTCGACTGTAATGACTTAGGATCAAGACCTAGACTTGCTTTTGAGAATCCAGTTCTTTGATCTCTCACTTGGTCGATATATTCCAACATAGCAAATCCGGACGCGCCGATAGGCGGTACGTTTAGTGCCTGCACCATACCTGGCGCTCTCATTCTTACAATGTTGCCCGGTCTTGAAGATAGTAAGTCATCGAGATTGACTTGCCCTTCGACAACGCCCACGCGTGAGTTATTAGTGAGATACATATTGTCAAGCAACTGTCTTAAAATTGTCGATTTAATAAGTTGTAAATCTTTGACTAATTCTGCAACTGAACGACCGACCATTCTATGCGGCATAAGTATTGGGGATACAATAGAAAATGGTACATGGTCAAATGGCTCATTCTCTAGTATGTGATAACCTTCGCCAATAGTAAGAACACGTCTAAGCTCTGGTATGTTATCGCCGTCAAAATCTGCACGTATATATAGTTCAGTAACAAGTACCTCGTGCATTGTTGGATCGTTAGACTCATTCGATCTGCTGTTCTCTACATCTTGGAAACGCTGTTGCTTTTCTGCTTCGTTATCAAGTTCTTGATATCCGGAATAACGTAAGACTTCTTCATAGTCAAATCCGTCATTAACGAGATCGCCAACTTTACGTGTTGATCGCTGTCCTACAAGATCAGCAGTATCTAGTGATACAGCTCTACGTGAGAATACAAATTCTTCCGGTGGTACGTTGTCTATTTTGATCCTACCGGAGTTTATCTTTCTTTTTATATCGACGCTAATATTTCCAGCAATCGCTTCTACAACATCGAGTGCATTATCAATATTCTCATCTTCTTCTTCATCATCTGTTGCACTTGTCTGTGCTACTATCTCGACATCGGGATCATCCATGAGGATCGTAACTTCATCTTCAGTTAATCCTTCATAGCTTTCTTCTACAACTTGAATATCCTCGTCCCAATATGTTTTGAGAACCCCTACTTTGAACAGTAAACTATCTTTAAAGAAGTTATAGAGTGAAGTAAAACCATTGTTCTGACAGTTTATGACGTAGTTTACCATATCACTGGCTTGTTCCGCTGCCTTTACATCTTCCGAGTTCTTTGCGATAAAACGTGCAAAGGTATCGCTTGAAGCAAACATCTTCATCAAACTTGGTAGCATGTATTCGATCGTATCTGATACTTCGCTACATACGACTTGTGATCTGTTTTCTTGTTCATTACCAAATGGCTCTGCAAGATAGTAATCAAGCATTTCTGCTCTATGACCTGCAAAGTCTGTATCGTAATAATTTACTGCGTCCTCGACTTCATCCTTTATAAGAGATTCAAAATCCCTATCTGTCATCTTTGCCATTATTTTTTACCCTTTTTGCCTTTTCTAAGTTTTGCAAAATCAGCACCAGTAATTTTATTACGTGGCTTGGCAACTTTGGCTAATTTTTTTTGCTTTGTGCTGTATCTAGTCATCGGCATATTACTTGTCCTTTAAATAGTTTCTCAGATCGTTTTTCGTCATCGTACCGCGTCGTTTGCTAATGTTCTTGACCTTTGGCATAAGATCACGTTTCTCTCTGCTCTGTGGCTGTGTAATCGCGTTTATATCAATATCCGCAAGCGCACTGAAACCTCTTAAAATTTTTTTATCGTTCATCTATATTGCCTTGTTTTCTTTGCAATCTTTTTTGGCTGCCGTACAAACTGCTTGCCAGCTTTCATGCCCTTACGCTTCGCTCTTGACGTCGCGGCATATTCTGCGGAAGAAAGAGATTTGATCGCAGCTTCGGGAAGATATCTTTCTCCAGTATCTTGACTTCTTTTGCCGGACTTTGTGCGCCACTTCTGCGACGTCCATTTCTTCAAGGACATCTGCGATTTTTTGAGCGCCATTATTTTCCAATACCTTTCATGGCCCTCTTATGTGCAGCCATAAAAGTCATACCTTTCATCATATCTTTTCTCATACTATCCATGTGTTTCTTTGTATGAGTGCCTTTTGCTTTGTGACGTTTCAAGGCGTCCTCTTGACGTTTTGTTAATTGTTTCTTCATATTTGATTTGTTTGGCATTTTCATTATTTATACCCTCCTCCTTTTTCCTTATATCTTTTCGCCAACATTTGTGCTTTACGTGCTGACCATTGTCCCGGCTTACCGCCTTTACTAGAAGCCATAATGCTCTTGAAAAGGTTTTTTCTCATGGTTGGCTTTGTGTAATTACCTGCTTCGTTTACTCGGCTTTTTCGCTTTTTTGTTGCCATTTTTCTTTCCCATTTTTTTTGCTGGTTTTGCTTTTCTCATTCCGCCATATCCATATCCGGGCATATTACTCTCCTATTTCTTTTTGTTACGATTTGCAAAGGCTCTCGCCTGCTCTTTTGATGAGAATCCCCAGGCGTTCAACGCTAGTTTCAATCGTGTAGGACGCCCCTTCTCATCTTTCAGAGCGCCTTTCATACCACCAAAACGAGCGGCGAAACTAACGCGACGTGGACTTGTGCCAGTCTTAAGTGGTCTTTTTAGATTGCTGCCTTCTTTTCTTTTAAAGAAATCACGACCTTCTTGATTGAGTCCGCCTTTTGGGTTTTGAAATTTCTTTGCTACCATGTGTACTCCTGCACCACCTACAACAATCAGTGATGTGTATAAAAAATTTTATCGCTTGAAACTTTGTTAGTAGGTGGTTTTTATTCTGGAATGAAGCGAATGTGTGTGTCGGTAAATATTTGATCCACCGCTTCACGTATCTCATTTTGATCCATGCCTTGACAAAGCATGATCTCTTTTGAAACAAGCAATATTGCCGTAACTATTGTATCTCCACTGGCAATACCAGCTTTCATCCAATCACTGACTTGATCTGCCAAGAAGTTACAGCATGACATGATTTCGTCATTGTCATCATATTCAATTAATACTTTGCTATCTATTGGGAAACGTATGATGTTGTTGTCGCTCATACTATCCAGCCGCTATTACCATATTCTATATTTTGTTTAAATTTATATCCAGCGCCACTTCCGTTTGCTCGTGCTGCAATACTGGCAAAAGTAAGCATAAGAGCGTCGGCAACATCTGGACTTCTAAGACCTCTTTTTTTCAACTGGTCTTTGCTTTCTACTTTAAATTTACCAGACGATAATATTTCGTATCTCACGTTTGTAATTTCGTTTACTAATTCTTCTTGATCCGGTATTGACACATCTTTCTGTTCAAGCCATTCCCGGCATTTAAACCATAGTTCATCGCGCAAGCGCATATACCGATCACTAAGACTACTGCTTTCTGCAACATTAATACCACGAGCCGGCATATCCAGTTCGACTAAACGATCGACAACACCAGCGCCCAAACCAATACTATCTACTAAAATCTCGCTTGGTCTATCGCCATAAGGCGTAGACTCGTATTCTGCCATAATCATTCCGACAGTCTGCATGAGGTCTTTGTCGCCCCAATGCTTGATTGGCTCTGTAATGACGTTACCGCGCCGTTTACATAGCGCACATCTATCACTGCCATGCCTAGCTATATCAACTCCCCATACTGGCATGATCTCTAAGGGGTCAACGGCTCGATCGATCGCAGACTCGACCAATGCTCTTGATATGATCGAATTATCATCACTCGTTGGTGGTAAACCTAAAACCCGGACTCTGTAGACGTTACTATCCTCGCCATATTGTTTTTTCATATCTTCAATATATTGTGGATCAACTGAGTCTGCTTGCAAACACGATACAGTTTTACGTGTCCAAGATGATTTATTTCTCTCAAACGAATCAAAGAAGTAGCCGGTACTTCTGTTTGGATTTCCCACCATGATTGTTTTAGCACCGCGTGTACTCATAGCACCTTGCGCTGTTTCGAAGATAATATCGGGTATACCGGACGCTTCATCAATAATAAACAGCATGTTAGGACTGTGATAGCCTTGTAGCGCTTCCGGGGACTCCCTACGGCTTGTTCTTGCCACACAGAAGCTATCGGGTGCATTTTTCAAGGAAACCTTATCAGCGCGAAACTCTAGCTGATCTTGAAGGCCTTGCGGCATACGTTTATGCCACTTCTGTAACTCTGACCATAGCACCTGCTCTAGCTGTGAAGCTGTGTTGGCAGTTGCCGCGACCTTACAAGGGTAGTGTGTTAACAGCCACCAAAGTATCGTCCAGGATAAAAATGTTGTCTTTCCGACCGCGTGCCCGGAACGAATGGATAGTCTATTCGTCTTTGTGATAGCACGTAACGCTTCCCTTTGCCATTTCTGTGGCTCTGCTTGTAGGCAGGACTTCACGAACAGCACTGGATCATCGCGCAACTTACTTAAAGTATCAGCCGCATTCTCTACGCTTTGATTCATGCAAAAAAGAAGCCATAGTAAAAACTCGCGGAGTCAAAAACTATGGCTGCCTATATAATTAAAAAATTTTTTATGGGGTGTCAATATAAAAGAAAAGCCCCCTAGGGGGGGCTCATCTGTTCACCAATGCGAAATTAACAATTAACATTCATTAAAATCTAGTTACCTATAGCAACATAATGATATTTGTATCTTATAGTGTTATCGGTGTCAACGAATAATTATTCGATATCCCCAGTTAAAAAAATAAAATTTTTTTGTGAGGGGGGTATTACAAATATACCGGCCGCCGCAGATCGAGCCGAGGGGCTCTGTCCAGAAAGTCGCTTCTATCTGGGAATTTGGCAAGCCTATATATAACCTATTGTTTTATATATCTTTTTTATCTTCTTCTACGGATATATTATCCGCTGAATTATCCGGCGTGATGTCTATCACGTTATCGATCCGCGCCTGCACGTCCGCGAGCGCATCCACGAAGCCCGCTTCCACCTTCATGTTTACTTCACTTGGCAAGAATTTCGATAAACTTGCGAGCACTTGCGACGCCTTGCCGTTTAACATTTCTTCGGCGAGCAGCATTTCGAGTGGCTGCCCGCGATCCTCGAGAATATCAATACTCTTTCTGATGTGATCGCGTACAGTTTCAATGGTCGATCGATAAGGGCGCGAAGTGCCACGAGGTCGACCGCGCGCCATTTTTCCGGATTTATTTATTAATTTATTAGTCATGACTCAATATTAATATAATTATAAAATAATGTAAATAACTATTGACTTACGAATAATTATTCATTATAAATTGTATAAGAAAGTTTTACACTTTTATTATTATTAAACTAGCGGAGAAAACAAAATGAACAATACACCGAAAATTTGGCTTGGCTGCTTAGCCGCCTACAATGCCGGCAATTTGCACGGCGAGTGGATCGACCTACCACGCGACGCGGACGAAATGCAAGCGGCGCAGGATAAGATTATTAAATCATCGCCGGCAGTTGATAGCGATGAGTTATTTATCGCAGATTATGACAATTGCGCCAATCTCGGAGAATATCCAAATTATGATGACCTTTTCGAGTTGGCGGCGGCTTATGACGCTTGCGACGATCCGGAAATAATCGACGGCTTAATATCATTAGGCTTGAATATTTCCGAACTAGCCGGCGCGGTCGATGACGTTTCAATATATAAAGATTGGGATAGTTTAGTAGAAGATCACGCCGAAGTGTATTACGGCGAATTTATCAATAGTA